GGGCACCGGCGCGCAGACCGTCTTCCAACTGGTCGACAACGAGGGCTTTTCGGCGGGAATCATCCAGTCCGCGGCGATCTACGTCAACGGCGTCCTGCAATCTTCCGGCGTGAGCTACAACGCGACGACAGGGGTTGTGACCTTCACGACTGCCCCGGCCAACGGCTTGCCCATCACCTGGACCGGCCAGTTCGCCCGCATCTGCCGGTTTGTTGACGACGCCATGACCTTCAAGCGGTTCATGCAACTGGCCTGGGATGGCGGAACGGTGAAGGTGGTAACCCTCAAATGAAGTATGCCAGCGCCGCTCTAATCGCCTATCTCAACTCGAACGCCGTCTTCACGATGGCCGACTGCTACACCATCACGCTCCAATCGGGCGGCGTCTACCGCTGGGCGAACGGCGACATTCCGCTGACCCTGAACAGCCTCTTGTTTACCTCATCGATCGATCAAGGCGGGCAGCCTCTTGTGAAGCGCGGGGCCATCCGCAACGCCAGAGGAACCGAAGTCGACACTCTCGACCTGACGCTGATGGCCGGCGGCTCGGCTCAACTCATGGGCACGAACATCAGCCTGGCAGCCCACAACGGCGCTTTCGACGCGGCGCGGGTGCGCGTGGAGCGCGTCTTCTCTGCCTACCCCGGCGATACGTCCATGGGTTCGGTGGTTCTATTTGAGGGCAACTGCGCGGGCGTTGACCCGTCCTCGACTCAGGTTGTCTTGCACGTCAAGTCAGACCTCGAGCTTTTGCAGTACCAGATGCCTCGGATTCTCTTCCAGCCTGGCTGCGCGAACTGCTTTGGCGACTCAGGTTGCGGCATCAGCTTGCCGAGCCTCACAACGGCCGGCTCATGCCAAGGAACCCCAACGTCAACGGCTATCGCTACCGGCATCAGCGGGAAGGCAAATGGCTACTACGCCCTCGGGGTGCTGGTGATGACTTCCGGGGCCGCATCCGGCTCACGGCGCACGGTGAGCACCTACACCGGCGGGACGGCCGTCTTGACCGTGCCTCTGCCTCAGACCCCGGCGACGGGCGACACCTTCACCATCTACCCCGGCTGTGCGCGCACGGCCTCAGCTTGCGCGGCCTATTCGAACTCGAACAACTACCAGGGCTTTCCCTATGTCCCGGAAACGAGCACCAGCCTATGAGCGAACAACGCGAGTGGTTTATCTACGGCCTCTGTGAATCGGGGTCACATCAAGTCCGGTACGTGGGAAAGACCCGGAACACGCATACCCGTCTTAGGCATCACCTCAGCAGGGCCAGAAAGGGCAGCACCTGCCGGGTCCACCAATGGATGCGCTCTCTTGACGAGCTTCCCTGCTTGGTCGTTCTTGAGCGTGGGTTTGGAGATGCGTGGCGGGACGCTGAAAGGAAGTGGATAAGCGCTCTCCCCGGCCTTTTGAACGTCACCGCCGGAGGGGATGCGGCCTCTGTTTCAGATGAGGCTCGAAAGAGGGCGGGCGAAAAGCTCAAAACGCGAATCTTCACGCCCGAACACCGCGCCCTCATTTCCACCGCGAAAACGGGGAGTAAGCGCCCCGACAACGCCGCTCGAAATCGCAAGGTGTCAGCAGGGCGGCGCGGGAGGCCGCTCTCAATCTCCAGTGAAGAGCGGGAGCGCCGAAGGGCAGCAGGTAAGGCGGCATCAGGAAAGCTGGCGCGCTGGACGGAACTGACTGAAGATGTGCGCGAGGCGCGAAGGCTAGCCGCAAGTGAGCAGATGAGGCGCGTGTGGGCACAGCGCAAGATGGAGGCCGCGTGACCGCATTGGACGAGATGTTGCAGCGTGAAGCGGTTGTCGAAGAGGCGCTTTCTTGGCAGCGCACACCATATGCTCACCATGCCCGCGTCAAGGGCGCTGGCGTCGATTGCGGCATGATCCTTGCGGCTGTCTACGCCGCGGCTGGTGTGCTGCCCGAGGTTGACCCCGGCGAGTACGTCTACGACTGGTTCATGCACCGTGACGAGCCGGTCTACCTCAACACCCTCGAAAAGTACGCGGCCAAGATCGACACGCCTCCTCAACCCGGCGACATTGCCATGTTCCAGTTCGGGCGCAACCCGGCGCACGGCGCAATCGTGATCGAGTGGCCCGTCATCCTGCACAGCTACCAGCCGGCCGGGATGGTGATCCTTGACGACGCGGTGGCCAACAAAGACCTGGCCGAGCGATTCGTCGGTATCTGGTCTCCCTGGGCGAAGGTGAGGAGCTAGATGGGCGGATTATTCGGAGGCGGTTCCTCGAATGCGACGACGCCGGTCAAGCTGGCATCTGTCCAGGTCTCGACATCGATGTACGGCAAGCCGAAGGCGCTCGTCTACGGCTGCACGCTTGTTGCGTCGAACATGATCGATTACGCGGGCTTCACATCTCAGGCCGCCAGTTCGGGCGGCAAGGGCGGCGGCGGGAGCGTGACTGGATACAACTACTGGTCAGACTTGATTCTCGCTCTCTGTGAGGGCGGTCAATCCGGCATCGTTGGCGTCCAGCGCGTCTGGCGGGATAAGGACTGCTATACCCTCAGCTATTACGGCCTCTCGCTGATGACCGGAGCGCGCCCACAGGCGCCCTGGGGGCCGTGGCAAAGCAAATGGCCAAGCCGGGCTCTCGGCTACAGCGGGACGGCCTACGTCGGGGCGCTGCAACTCGCTCTCGGCTCCGATGGCAGCATCCCCAACTACAACTTCGAGGTTCAGGCGCTCCTCGGGACTGAGCAAGATCCGAACTGGCCGAGCGCGTATGACGCCAAGCCGTCGGCCGTGTTGCTCGATCTGCTCTCGAATCCCTACTACGGGGCACAGTTCACGGCTTCGCGCATTGCCGACATGGTGACCGGCGCGGCCAGCTTCCAAACCTACTGCACCGCTTGCGGCTTCGTCATCAGCCCGGCTTTCACCGATCAATCGGACGCGGCAACCTGCGTTCAGACCATTCTCGACGCGACGAACTCCGAGGTTGTCTGGTCAGCCGGCACAACGGGAATGCAACTCAAGATCGTTCCTTACGGCGACACGCCCATCACGGCGAACGGCGTCACCTACACGCCGAACACCACGCCGCTCTACAACCTGACCTTTGACGACTTCCTGGGGGCCATCGGCAAGGACGGCAAGCCTACCGGCACAGACCCGGTCTCGGTCACTCGCTCAAGCACTCAGGACATCAAGAACGATGTGCCGGTGGAATGGTGGGACCGCACCAACGGCTACAGCGTGAGCATTGTCGACACTCCGGAACCTTCGGACGTGTCCCTGAACGGCCTCAAGCAGGATTCGCCGCTCACTCTCCACCTCATCACGCGGGCCGCTCACGCGCAGCAAATCAGCGCCATCAAGGCACAGCGGAACGTCTTCGTCCGCAACACCTACACGGTGAAGCTGGGCTGGAAGTACATCCTGCTCGAACCGATGGACCTGGTGACGCTGACCGATTACATTTCAGGGCTGCTGCAAAAGATCGTCCGCATTGTCAGTATCGACATGCCGGACGAAACCAGCGAAGAGGATGGACTGACCGTCACGGCGGAGGAGTGGCCCTTCGGCATCGGCACGGCCACGCTCTACACACAGCAGACCGGGCAGGGCAATTCCCCGGCATCCAGCCCAGCCCCGGCGGTCTCAGGCGCTGTAGTCTTTGAGCCACCCACGCTGATGACGGAATCCGGAGGCCCGGAGATCTGGATAGGCGCTTGCGGAACCCCCACGCTCTGGGGCGGCTGCAACGTCTGGGTGAGCCTCGACGGTGGCAACAGCTACGGCGTGGCGCCGGTTGGAACCATCAACGCATCGGCGCGCATCGGTGCCCTCACCGCGACACTGCCCCTGACGGCCGATCCTGACACGACGGATACGCTGGCCGTGAGCCTGGCTACCAGCCTCGGAACGCTGAACAGCACCAGCGCCAACGGGCGCGATTCCTTCGCAACAGCTTGCTTGATTGGCTCGGAGATCGTTTCCTACCTCACAGCCACACTGACCGGGGCGAACGCCTACAAGCTCACCAGCTTGCGGCGCGGCGGCTACGGCTCGACCATCGCCGCGCACACTTCCGGCAACAGCTTCATGTTCTTGGACGATGCGATTTTCAAGCTGCCCTACGAATCCGCGCTGATCGGACAGACGATCTACGTCAAGCTACAGAGCTTCAACGCCATGGGCTCGGGGTTGCAGAGTCTCAGCGCCTGCACAGCCTACAGCTACACGCCCGTCGGCACCATGTTCCCGGCCCCGCCGGTTGTCACGGTGACCCAGAGCGCAACTAACAGCAGCGGAAGCGGCGCAAGTAGCTCTGCAACCGATGGAATCACGGTCACGGCCAGCGGCGGGGTGACCACCAGCGCCAAGGTATGGCTCACCATTACATGGACCTGGGCCGTCAACTTCCCGACACCGACGGGCTTCAATGTCGTCGCCTTCACCGGGTCTGACCCAACGGCAGCCGCCAATTATCTCTTCGACATGGTGAGCGTGGGGCCAAACACGCGCTCGGTCACCATAGCCGTGACTCCCACCAGCACGATGAGCGTCGTAAACGCGGCAGTGGAGGCCGTCTACTAATGCCTACTTCGGCCTGGACCGAGAGCGGAAGCTCGATCAGCCTTGTGCCAGTCACCAGCACAATTGACGGTAGCAGCAACGTCAACTACCTGACCAACTCTTACAAAGTCGCGCTCATGCAGCAGTACGCGGCAGAACTCGCAATGAAGACCTCTTTGGACACGCTGGCCTCCAGTTTGAGCGTGTCGAGTGCCGCTTACGACAACGCAGTCGCAGCCATTAGCACGACGCTCACCACAGCGGGCGCGCCATCGAATTGGGCGACAATCTGGCCCGATGGGACCACAAGCGGACCTTGGACCGGGATTCAGACTGCGATTTCGGCTGATTGGGCAGCGGTAGCTGCAGCTCGTACATCCCTGCAATCGACAATCTCAGCTACTCAGGCGGCTGTCTCTGCCGCGTCCGTCCAGCCCCACATTGTCAGTTGGGCTTACGCAAGCAAACCAGCGCTCCCGTCATCGACCTACCCGCACGGTTACTACGCGATCACTACGGACTACCGGACCGTCCAGGTCAACGCGGCAGGCACGGCTTGGGTAGACATCCTAATTGCGGCGAACGGGCTTTTTGGGACGCTCAATGCTGCCACCATTTCGGTAATCAACCTCAACGCCAGCAACATCACCACGGGCACGCTCAGTGCTTCTCAGGTTCTGTTCTCGGACGGAACCTCACTGAACTCGGCCAACCGGGTCGCGACAATGTTCAAGCAGCCATCTTCAGACACCTCCGTAGGCACTTCGACTATGTTGATTCCCGGCTGGAGTTGGCCAGTTACCGTCCATTCTGCAAACGACGTGTTTAACTTCTTCGGAGCGCTCACCGCAGAACAGACCTCTGGTACGACCAACAGCCCCGTGAACTTCTACTTTTACGTTGACGGGGTTTTCGCGGGGTCGTATCCATGTGTTCCGCGATTCCCAACCCTTAACACTTGGTACGTCTTCCCGATTGCCGCCACCATCAGCGGGCTGAGTGTAGGGGCACACACGATAGCAATTTATGCAAACTGTAATGGCAGCTACCCATTTACTGTGAAGGCCGAATCTCGCGTCACTTGCCAGCAGATCTACTAATTTTGCCATTTCGCGCCCTTTTGGGGCCAGAAAACCACCAATTTCTGACCGAGAATGAAGGCAAAGGCCTCAGGAGCGTAAGGCGTGAACGCTGAAACAACCGCATGGATCGTGGCCTTAACCGGCGTCGTCGGCATCTTGTCCGGCCTCATCGGACAGGCGCTCTACTGGGGCATCTTC